GCTTTTTCAGGGTTTTCTGCTTCTAGTTTTTTCCAATAATATTCTGGTATTGCCGCTCTCTTGCCGTTGGTAAGCTGGATGTACCCTTGTCTCCAGAGTCGTTCTTGGTTGTCCTCAAACCACTTGTCTCCGAGTCCCGGTTTCCGGCTCATGGTGCAAAATGGTGGTATTAATCCCATTTTTTGGTAACGCTTTTTGTCGTTGCCGTACAGCTTTTTAGTCACATACCCTGCAACATAATTATATGTTTCTGGTGTTGCTTGCGCTATGTCTACTGTGCCTTGTCCCCAGATTTTTACTAGTTTATCGCTTGTGTAATGACCGTGTCTTGACAGCTTGTGGATTGGTTTTAAGTCGTCTGGATGCCACCCATACAGTATCATGTGATAGTGTGGTCTTGCTGTGTTGTCTCCGTACTCACCCGCTAAAAAGTATCTCAGAGGCTCTTTGACGGCCTTTCTGAGCCTTTTCATAAATAACTGGGTATCCTCTACGCTCAGTGTTTGCGCCGTTTCTTTGCAATCTGATTTGCCTTTCCAGATGTTTATGCCGCCTTTGTAGATTTCGCCTGTTTCTGTGTCCTGTGTTGGTACGTGGTCATCGTCATAAGTTAGTGTAATAAACCAGATGGTTTCTTTGTTGTGTCCGTATGCTTCTAGTTCCATCCGCGTTGACCAGTCTTTGCGTTTTCGTAGTCTGCACCCGGTACATTGTCCGCATGGTATCAACATTACATCTTTTCTGTACATTAAATCTTCATATTTCAGGTTGGTTTTATGCATTTCGTTAAAAGAGGCGAGTGAGTATACTCGCCCACTCGCCTCTCTGTTATGAGGTACATAAAACCGGATTAGCGGTTTATTGCATCCCATTATTTAAAGCTTCCTCCTTTGCTTCCTCCGAATCCATCTTTATCTTTGCTCGAGCTTTTCGGTGCTGGGTTTAAGTTTTCTAGTTGTCCGAAGACATTTTCCATTGCTTTGAGCGCTTTATCTGCGCTTGTGTGTTGCCAACTTGTTGCGTCTCCGATTGCTTGCGCTGCGTTGTACCAGTTGCTTTCACTTTTGCTCCATGTGTTGTTATGGTTTTGACTTACGCCTAGAGCGCTTGCGCTTGCCGCGCTACTGCTTGCGAGTCCCATACTGGCTCCGCTTATGGTTCCTTGTGCGCCCCCCGGCGTACTTGCTCCCCCTTGCTGGTATGCCAGAATAGGGTTGATTCCCGCCTTTCTCATGTCGGCGACAGCTCTTTGGTAAGCTGTGTTGCTCATTTGCTCTTGCCACGCTCTGTTTTTTGCGGCTTCTGCGCTGTTGTAGCTCATTGCCGCGTTGTTGCTTATCTGGTTATACACTCCTTGCGTGATTGCCGCCATGGTGTTGTAGCCCATTTGTTCAAACATGCTTTTTCGGTTAAATTTTTGCTGACTTTGCATATTTGATTGAATTGCTCCAAGCATACTGTTCCAGTCTTGCAGATTTTGTTCTCTGTTTACTCCGCTTTCACTGTTGCTTGTGCCGCCGCCTTGGCTGTAGCTTTCGTTGTGCTGTTGGCTTCCTCCGTTACTTTCGGACATGTTTCCGCCAAGCAGTTTGTTTAAGCCCCATCCTGCGATTGTTGGTAATAATTGCTTTCCGATTCCTAGTAATGTGCTTCCAAGTGCTGCTAGCATAAATAAATAGACCCGGGGTTTTGACCCGGGTCTTTCCCCCTTTCTTTAGTGATGGTCAACCAGCCCCGGAATACTGTACATGGGCATAGGTCTGACGCTGGTGTTGTCGATGACAGTATCCATAATAAATTGAGGTTCGTTGTCTACTGCGAGAGTTCTCTGGATTTCGGAGTCTCCTTCTTTCATCCATGCCTGACTCAAGCTCGGCACCTCTTTATAGTTGTCAGCATAGTGCCAACTGTCCAGCGTGCCGGTTGCGTTGCTGCGGAATTTGCCGCTGATTCTGTTCGGTTTCATCCGGTATTCTGCCCATGCCTCTTGATAGCCGAATGCCTGTTCATCGGTTTTCGTGCCGGTCAGATAGATTTCTTTCTTGAGAATTGCTTGTTCTCCCAGGTTTGCAAACACTGGATAATAAAAGTCGAGGTTGGTTTTACGGCTCCACATCCGTTCAAGTCCTTGCTGGTACGTATGGTCATGTCGGATACAACATACTCCGATAACAAAGCCGTGTTCTTCAAAGCTTTTCGTGAACATGTGGCCGTTGTATGGCGTTACGGATCCTGCCGCCGTGTTGCCCTGCGGGCTTTCTGCCGTTGTGCCGCTGGTCTGGATGACCTGACTCATGTTGATCGTGATGCGCGTACCGCCCAGATATTCCGGGATTTGTACCGTTTTATCGCTTATCTTGGTGTGGAACAGCGAATAAATCATCTCGCGGTATCTGCTGCCGCCTCGTGCTAACTGTTCGTAGTATTTCTGGATCTGAAAAGCCTGTCGCAGCTGGTTGATGGTTGTTGCGTTGACCATTGAGAGGTCTGCTCCTAAGGTTATTCCTCTGTATACGGACAGTATATCTCTTCCCAATGCTAGTCCTTTGTTTGCGTCTGGCCCGTCTCCGATGTTCCAATCTGCGGCGCTAAAGGTGCTGCCTGCGTCTAACAGTCCTGCATCACTTGCTATGCTTTTCATCTCGGCGCTGTTGACCGTTACTTTTCCCGTTGTCGGGTTGTACATTCCCAGTGGTGCGTTTCCGCTGAGCGGTATACTTACTGGCTGTCCTGCTTTTTGCGGACTCGGAAGTGCGCTGGTGAAGTAGTCGTGAAATTTGTTTACCGGTAACGGTCTGCCGCCGTTGTAAGCGTACCGTAGATTGTTTTCTATGTCGTCTTCTTTTCCGGTGTCCTGATAGCATGACGTTGCGTCGTCGAAGAAATTAATTGCTGGATTGTCTACGTTCTTGACCTGTACCTAATGGCAGTGCGTTTACTTCAAACTCTGTATCTTTGTCTTTGCATACTTTTGTCGGGATTCCCATGTAATCCATGAGACTTCCTTCCAACGGTAAAAGGTTGCCGCTGGTGCTTGCTTTGACTCTGATTTGTGGGACTGTGTATTCTTGGGTTTGCGCCCACGGCCCGGTGTCGTTTTCTCCCATAAACCGCTTCCAGTTTTTCCACAGAATTCGGTTTGGTGTGTAAAAATAATAGATGTCCATATAACAGTTGTCCATAACTGGGAAGATAGGAGTTGTCATACGGATAATAGCTGCTTGGTCGATCGAAAAGGTGTCTCCCGGTAAGACTTCATCCACGTAGAATGGGATCAGCTTTCCGGCGTTCATTGTCAGTTTGACGTCCTGCCGCCGCTTAAAGCGGCTTCGTGTGATGTCCAGTCTTGGGACTTGATTGAATCCTGCGTCTTTGTTTCTGTTCATTCTTTGGCCTCCGTTGCTTTTGCCGGCTCGGTTGTTTTCCCGTCGGTCTGTTTTTCTTTGTAGACCCCCAGATTTTTAGCCCATTCGACCGTGCCAAACGATGCAATAAATTTGTCGACATCGTTATCGAATTTCATTTTGTTTTCTTTGGGAATTTCGTCCCAGATTTGTTTGGCCCGAATAATGATGTTTTGAAGTTCGGCTAATGTCTGCGGTACTTCAGTAAAGTCTTGGATGCCGCCTCCGAGTTCTGGTGCGATTCTTTCCGCGATGTTCGGGTCGATTGACGCCCTTCGGATAATGTTTTCGATTTTGGTTTCTTCGAGGTAACTGTCGATTTCGGCTTGTTGGTCGATGACTTGGTCGAGTCTCAGTACTCTTTCGCCGTTTTTATCGCGTTCCCAGAGATATGTCCGCCTTACGGTTTCTCCGGCTTCGGTTGGCTTTGCAGTCGCTGTTTCCCTGAAGTTACTTACTGAGCGAAATCCCATCGTAAATGTTCTCCTTTGCCTCTTCGAAAGTGCCGTTTTTTTCGTCGAACTTTGCGAGCCTCACGAGTCGGTAATCGCCTGGCGTCTTGCTCATTATGTTGTGTTCGTCGGTGAGTGCAATCTTAAAATTGCGTTCGGCGACTTTGTCGTCTCTCTCGGTAAAGATGGTGATGTAGCCCATCACACAGTTGTCGTAGATACCATACACGTTGTTCATTTTTTTTCCTCCCAATCTTTGATGATGTCGATTCCCGTCACAATGAGTGTAAAACTTGCGCTGATTATTGCAATGGTGCTTGCAATGAGTCCTGCCCATACAATGATGTTCACAGCCGGATGCCTCCTCGCATTGCGCCGCTCCCCAGATTGATTGCCTTGGTCTTTCGTGCGGTCTTGTTGTAGATTTTTGCGTCTTTGGACTTGCGGACTTTACTCCTTTTCCCCATGGTTTACTTCCCTTCTGAGGATTTCTACCTCGATTCCCGTCGGGTGCTATCGGG